GGTCGCTCGGATTACCAATGGCAACACGAACCCGTGCTTTACGGTTTCCTGAAAAACGGCAAACACAGATGGTACTCCGACCGAAAGCAGACCACCATTTGGAATTTCGACAAGCCCAAGCGTAATGCCAACCATCCCACAAGCAAGCCACTCGATCTGCTCTCTTACCCGCTCGGCAACTCCTCACAGGAAAACGCCATCGTCATCGATACCTTCGGTGGTTCGGGTTCGACACTTATGGCTTGTGAGAAGACCAACCGCATCTGTTATACGATGGAGCTTGACGAAAAGTACGCTTCGGTTATCCTCCGCAGATACGTTGAGGACACGGGAGACAGCGACGGCGTGTATGTCATCCGCAATGGTGAGCGTATCCCTTACGCTGATCTTGTAAAAGAAGTGGAGGTTCAAAGCAATGACGAACTTAACGCTCGGCAGCCTGTTTGATGGCTCGGGTGGGTTTCCGCTTGGCGGTCTCATCGCAGGCATCACACCCGTTTGGGCATCGGAGGTTGAACCCTTCGCTGTACGGGTAACTACAAAAAGGCTCCCTTTTATGAAACACTACGGTGATATCTCTGCGATGGACGGCAGCAAGATTGAACCCGTGGATATAATCACTTTCGGTTCTCCTTGCCAGGATATGTCTGTGGCGGGAAAGCGGAACGGTCTCGACGGTCAAAGGTCGGGACTTTTTTATGAAGCCGTCCGCATCATCAAAGAAATGAGGAACGCAACCAATGGAAAATATCCACGATACATCGTTTGGGAAAACGTCCCCGGCGCTTTCTCAAGCAACAACGGCTACGACTTCAAAGCCGTCCTCGAAGCCGTCATCGGCATCGTCGAAGAGGGTGTCGAGGTGCCTATGCCTGACAAAAACGCCTGGGCATACGCAGACCTCCTCTTGGGAGACGGATGGAGCGTGGCATACAGAACTCTCGATGCTCAATACTGGGGAGTCCCCCAGCGACGTCGCAGAATCTACCTTGTCGCAGATTTTGCAGGTCGGAGTGCCGGAGACATACTATTTAAGTCCGAGGGCTTGTCAGGGTATTCTGCGGAGAGCTTCCGTGCGTGGCAAAGAACTGCCAACGGTGCTGAAGATTGCCCTGGAACGACAGGCATCGGTCTCGACGGTTACAACGGAAGCGTAAGCGATAAAGCTGCCACGCTCGGTGTCAACTGCGGAATGTCCACGGGTCGGAACGGTGTCGTTCTGAACGATCAAGGTGGAAGACGTATGGACGTGACCGACGATGTCACTTGCACCCTCCGAGCCGAAGCTCATCATCCTCCGTGTGTCCTTGACACCATCCTCCTTGAAAACCATCCCAATGATGGTCGAATCAAGATCGAGGACGATGGCAAGGTACAGACCCTCTCTTCCCGTATGGGAACTGGCGGTAACAATGTACCCCTTGTTATGAAGATGCCTACCAATTGGGACGGTGGACAGATCTCGCCTACGCTCACAAAGCAAAATGCGGGTGGAAGTCAGCGGATGCCCGACAAAGACAACTTCAACTGTGTTCTTGAACCCTTCGGTATTAGCGCCCACGACAGCAACGCAATGAAGTCCGGCAATCCCCACAGCGGAATCTATAAAGCCGATACTTCACGAACCCTTGACGGCAACGGTGGAAATCCGGCTTGCAATCAAGGTGGCATCGCTGTTGTATGTGTCGACCAAGGCGGTGGCAAGTCCGCTTGCAACGTTACCGAAGAAAAGTCCCCCACGCTGACCTGCACTCACGGTGGCGAACCCGCTGTGTGTGCCAAAGACCCTATGATCGGAAAGACGGTCTACTCCCTGACCACAGGAAGTTATGCTATCGTCAGCGAGGAGAAAGCCCCTACGCTTCTGTCGAGGGATTATAAGGACCCATCGGTTGTAACCGATCCTTCCTTCGGCATCGGTCGTGATGCATATAACCAAGGCACCAATGCCAAGTTTATGCCCACCATCGAAGAGGAACTTCAGCCCACGCTCGTTGCCAAAGGCCCCGGTGCTGTTGCCGAACCGATCTCGTTCTATCCGCAGATGAAAGCGGAATGCCAATCTCCCCGTGAAGGCAAAGCCAACACCATCGTGAACGGCACGAACCCCGGTTACCAAAACGGACTGATCGATACCGATTATACGGTGCGTCGACTTACCCCCGTGGAGTGTGCAAGACTTCAGGGCTTTCCTGATTGGTGGTGCTACGGTCTTGACGAGCCGTACCCGGCAATCCAGGATGTCCGCTACTGGAAAGAAGTATGGGACACTTACGCACGTGTTATCGGTGGATGCAAACCCAAGACCGAAAAGCAAGTCCGCAAGTGGCTCGAACACCCTCATTCCGATGCTGCCGAGTATAAGCTTTGGGGCAACGGCGTGGCTCTGCCGTGCGTATTCTTCGTTCTCTCCGGCATCGTGTACTATACACAAAATGACGGCTGATTATGGCCCCCGTATTCTACATAGGAAAATGTCGAAAATGACTGGCTATTTCAGGCATTTAGAGTTAATATGTGAGTACCAAAAAACAAGGAGGTCATAACAATGACAATTACAATCAACGCAACAGGAACAGAACGCAAACGCCTGGTAAAAACCATTAGCGAGTGGCTCGGCGAAGATGCCCGCTACTGCGGCGCACCCACCTTCGCATACGAGATCGGTCGCTTCACCGTTGAAAAGAACGGCAGCCTTACCTTCAGCGACCTTATCGACAACGCGGTTGTTGAGCGTTTGCTTGAACACCTCTACGACGAGGGTTTCGACATCGACCAACGCAACGTTGAAACCGAACCTGAAACCGAAGCCGAGACGGCAACCGCCCAGGGAGACCTTGACGGCATCACCATTCAGCTTCCCGCATCGCAGTTCACCGAAGCAAGCCTTACGAACCTCGAAGCCCTTGTCGCTGCCAAAGGCAACCTCATCAAGAAAGCCCTCAAGGCTGACGAACTCCCCATCGTAAAGACCGAAGAGTACATTTCCTTCCCTTGGTTTAGACCCTTTGCAGATCAGCAAGAGATGAATGCATACACGCATTTCCTTACAGCCCTTTGCGAAATGGCAAAGACTCAGAAGCGAATCACCGCTAAAGAAAAAGAGGTCGACAATGAAAAGTACGCATTCCGCTGCTTCCTTCTCCGCCTCGGTTTCATCGGCGAAGGATTCAAATACGAACGCAAGATTCTCCTTCGCAACCTTGAAGGTTCCTCCGCATTCAAAAGCGGTAGCAAAAAGGAGGTAGAAGCGTGATGTGGAATATCCCCAAAGAAACACTTGAAAGACTCCGTAAGGAATACCCTGAAGGATGCCGTGTTGAACTAACCAAGATGAACGACCCCTACCGAACCGACCTCGTGCCGGGTTGCCGTGGAACGGTCAAATTTGTGGACGACACAGGCTCAATTCACGTAAGTTGGGATATCGGTTCGTCCCTTGCCGTAGTTTACGGTGAGGATGCTTGCCGAAAGCTTGAACCCGTCGCAATCACCTGCTACGGTCAAACGAGGTATTGGGATGACCGATTGGCTGCCCTGAAGTTCTATAAGCGTGGTGCTGAAGAATGTGAGGGTGCTGAAAGCAGACGATATGCCAACATCGTATTTCAGTTGATGGACGGCAAAACCGAGTGCTTTGACACCGAAGACGAGGACTAAAAAGCGTCATAATCTACACAATTTAAGGGCAAAAATACGGCAAAAGATCGTGTAGTATATTATCGCAAAATGACTGGATATTATGTGCTTTTAGAGGTAATATGTGTACACCGCAAGGGAGAAAACACATAAACACGGAGGCACAAAATGAACGCAAAAGTTGAACAGCAGATTACAGAGATGAAGAAGCAGACCATTGGGGTTGAGGTTGAGATGAACAACATCACCAGGGAGAATGCAGCCAAGACGGCAGCGACCTTCTTCGGAACAGGAAGATACGAAAACACCGCCCGCAGAAACGGCTACTACACTTGGAGCGCCTGGGATAGCAGAGGCAGAGAGTGGAAGTTCCAAAGGGATGTCAGCATCAGCGGTCCCGACGCAGAAAAATGCGAGATGGTAACGCCGATCCTCACCTGGGACGACATTGAAACCCTGCAAGGGCTTTGCCGAGAGCTTCGCCACAAAGGCGCAAGAAGCGACGCAACGAGAATGTGCGGAGTCCACATCCACATCGGAGCAAACGGTCACACACCGCAAACGCTCCGCAACCTGGCGAACATAATGGCAAGCCACGAGAGCCTCCTTTCCAAGGCACTCAACCTTGACTCCTCACGAATCAACCGCTACTGCCAGACGGTCGACAGAGACTTCCTCCAAAGGCTCAACGCAAGAAAGCCGAAAACAATGTCCGCCCTCGCAGACATTTGGTACGGCGCACAAGGCTGCAACTACGGCAGAGACCAACACTACAACAGCAGCCGATACCATATGCTCAACCTCCACGCCACCTTCACCAAAGGCACGGTCGAGTTCAGGCTTTTCCAATTCGATGCCCCCACCGCAGAACGCAAGGGCGGCATCCACGCCGGACAGCTTAAGAGCTACATTCAGCTTTGCCTCGCCCTTTCACAGATGGCAAAAACGGTACGCACCGCAAGCTCCAAGCCTCAGCAAAACGAAAACCCCAAATACGCAATGAGAACCTGGCTTCTCCGCCTTGGGTTCATCGGAGACGAATTCAAAACTGCAAGAGACCTCTTTACAAATCGCCTTGACGGTGACGCAGCATTCCGAAACGGAAGAATCGGATAAGCAAACACCGACAAAGCCCACCGACCGCTTGAAGGCGGTCTTTAGGTGGTGAAAGGCAAATTTGAAAGGAGATTTTTTTATGCCAAAACGCTATTACATCGCCTACGGAAGCAACCTCAACGTAGAGCAAATGAGACACCGTTGCCCCGACGCAAGAGTGGTCGGAACGGCAACCCTTGAAGGATGGACCCTTCTTTTTAGGGGAAGCAAAACCGGGTCTTACCTCACCATCGAACCGAAGGAAGGCTCAAGCGTTCCCGTTGCCGTATGGGAGGTTTCAGAACGAGATGAGCTGCACCTTGACCACTACGAAGGCTACCCCAACTTCTACTACAAGAAGGACATCGAGGTTTCCTACAAAGGGATCACCACGGGCAGAGTCCGCAAGCGTCAAGCCTTTGTGTACATAATGCACGAGGATCGCCCTCTCGGACAGCCGTCCGACTATTACCTCAAGGTATGTGCAAGAGGCTACCTTTACTTCGATTTTGATGTGAACCGATTGATTCAAGCCGTATACGATAGCCAGGAGGAATGAATATGAAAACGCCCACAGAAGCCCAAATTTCCGCTGTCTGCCCCATTTGCGGTGAGACCTACAACGCTCCCCCGGCTCTTTCAAGAACCGACGGAACGAGCCTTATTTGCCCTGATTGCGGTATCCGTGAAGCCTTGACCTACATTGGGGTGCATCCCGAGGAGCAAGAGAAAATCATCGCTACGATCCACGAGCATACCCGTAAATACCAGCCATAATATACACAATTCCGTCCCCGAAAGTTTGTGTACTATATATCTCGAATATGACTGGATATAATCGAGATAGTATGGTAATATGTGTACAACAAAAGGAACGGAGGACATTCCAAATGAAAACCTACAAGAACTTCAAAGACCAGGTCGCAAGAATCGAAACGCAGAACGACCTCATCGATGCCCACATCGCAATTTGCCAGGCTTACAGCGCCTACAAGCTCACCCACGCACAGTTCGACGAGCTTCGCAACGCAATGATTCTCAAGCGCCTTGAAAAGAAGATCGCCTGGGGCCAAGGCATTTAAGGGGGACGCAGCACGATGGATAAGTTCACTACAATGGAACACCTTTCGATGAAGATTTCCCCTTCCTACGGTGCGGTTCTAAAGTTCGGTGACCGAGTATTCGTTACCGACATTCATTGGCAAGGCGGCTTCACCGCCGAGATCTACGAGTTCGTTGACGATCCCGAAGAGACCGGGCTTGGCGATATCGAATGCAGACTTTCCAAAATCGCAGAGGCAAAACAGCACTTTGAAGACGGTGGTCACGCCATCGCCTGGTGCTTGAAGCAAAAATAAGAAAACCAACGGAGGCAAAAAATGTACTACAAAGACAAAAACGGCAAACAGATCAAAGCCGGGATGCACCTCAAGATGGAAGACGGAAGCGTTGAGCTTGTCTATGCCACCGACGATGCATACGGCAACCCTGACCTCGGCATCAACGCAAGCAATGAGGCATACCTCGAAGCCCACCCTTTTGCAAGCCGAGAATACTACTCCCTTTGCAACTTCGATATGTCAAAGACCGAAATCATCGACGAGGGGGGGACGGCAATGAAAACAAATAAGATACTTGCGGTCGGCAAGGACGCAACCCTTGAACTTGAGTTTCAGAAGGTAGCCGATTACCCCGAGGACGTTTGGCTTCGCCTTTGCCAAAAGCACTACCCCAACGATGGCATCACCAAGGTCTACGACCGAAACAGCCACCACATTTGCAAATACTGCGGTGGCATCGCAAACGGCATCGATGACGATGTTTTATGCGCCGAGTGCCGAGAGGACTTCGGTCACGCATTCTTCAGCGAACTTTAATCCCCAATAACACCCTGGGATAGAGCCGAGAGGCTCTGTTCCTCGTTACAGCCATAGGGCTGTTTTTTTATTCCCTTTGAAAGGAGATGACCGCTATAGCCAAGAAAAAATACACGCCTACAAAGTTCAAAGCAAAAGACTCCGTCTACGATAAAAATGCCGCTGACTATGCGGTCAACTTTATCGAGTGCCTCTGCCACACCAAAGGCACCTGGGCGGGTAAACGCTTTGAGCTTCTTGATTGGCAAGAACAAATTATCCGAGACCTTTTCGGCACACTCAAGCCCAACGGCTACCGACAGTTCAATACCGCTTACATCGAAATACCCAAGAAAATGGGCAAGTCCGAACTCGCTGCTGCTGTTGCACTTCTCCTCACGTGTGGGGACGGTGAGGAACGAGCCGAAGTATATGGCTGTGCTGCGGATCGTCAGCAAGCCTCCATCGTTTTCGAGGTCGCAGCCGATATGGTACGAATGTGTCCGGCTCTCTCCAAGCGAGTGAAAATCCTATCCGCTACCAAGCGTATCGTATATATCCCCACGAACAGCTTTTACCAAGTTCTCTCTGCCGAGGCTTATTCCAAGCACGGCTTCAACATACACGGTGTTGTCTTTGACGAGCTTCACACGCAACCGAACCGAAAGCTCTTTGATGTTATGACAAAGGGGTCTGGCGATGCTCGTATGCAACCCCTCTACTTTCTGATAACCACCGCCGGGACCGACACTCGTTCCATCTGCTATGAGACGCACCAAAAGGCGAAAGACATCATCGAGGGTCGAAAAATTGACCCAACCTTCTATCCCGTCATTTACGGCGCGGACGAGGACGATGATTGGACAGACCCCAAGGTATGGAAAAAGGCAAATCCCTCCCTTGGTGTTACCGTTGGCATCGACAAGGTTCGTGCAGCTTGCGAGTCCGCAAAGCAAAACCCCGCCGAAGAAAACGCTTTCAGGCAACTCCGCTTGAACCAATGGGTGAAGCAAGCGGTGCGTTGGATGCCTATGGAGAAATGGGACAAATGCTCACTTGCCGTCCCCGAAGACGACCTCGAAGGGCGCGTTTGCTACGGTGGTCTTGACCTTTCGTCCACAACCGATATTACAGCGTTTGTGCTTGTTTTCCCACCCACCGATGAAGACGACCGATATGTCATTCTTCCGTACTTTTGGATTCCAGAAGATTGCCTTGAACTTCGTGTTCGGCGAGACCACGTGCCATACGACCTATGGGAAAGACAAGAGTTTCTCAATACGACCGAGGGCAACGTTGTTCACTACGGTCACATTGAGAAGTTCATTGAACGGCTCGGCGAGAGGTTCAATATCCGAGAGATTGCCTTTGACCGTTGGGGTGCGACACAGATGGTTCAGAACCTGGAAGGTATGGGCTTCACCGTTGTTCCCTTCGGGCAGGGCTACAAAGATATGTCACCGCCCACCAAGGAGCTTATGAAGCTCGTCCTTGAAGAAAAGATCGCCCACGGCGGTCACCCGGTTTTGCGATGGATGATGGATAACATCTATATCCGTACAGACCCGGCGGGCAATATCAAACCCGATAAAGAAAAATCCACAGAAAAGATAGACGGTGCGGTTGCCACTATTATGGCACTCGACCGAGCCATCCGCTGTGGCAACGACACAAGTGCCAGCGTTTATGACGGACGCGGGCTTTTGTTTATATAAGGAGACACAATGGAAAAACCTATAAAACACGTTGTCTCGCTGTCCGGCGGTAAAGACTCTACGGCTATGCTCCTCCGTATGCTTGAGGAAGGCAGACCCGTGGACATCATTCTCTTCTGTGACACGGGCATCGAATTTGACGCGATGTACCGACACATCGAAAAACTCGAAAAGTATATCGGCATTCCGATCACGAGACTCAAGTCCCCCTATGACTTTGAGTACCTTTTGCTTGAGCATATGCCGAAACGCAAGAACCCTGAACTCTTCGGTCGCAAGGGTTATAGTTGGAGTGGCCCCCGTAACCGTTGGTGTACTGCGATGCTCAAGCAACGCATCATCAACAAATACATTCGTAAGCTTTCCAAGGAATATACGCTCAAACAGTACATCGGTATCGCAGCCGATGAGCCGGAGCGTATCAAGGAGTTCAACTACCCCTTGGTGGAATGGGGTATGACCGAAGCGGACTGCCTGGCTTATTGCAAAGCACGAGGCTTCGATTGGGACGGCTTATACGACATCTTCCACCGCGTCTCTTGTTGGTGCTGTCCCCTGCAATCCTTCGATGAACTTCGCAAACTCCGAAAGCACTTCCCGGAGCTATGGGCGAAGCTCGGCGAATGGGACGAGAAAACGTGGCGCACATACCTTAAAAACTACTCCGTAAAACAACTGGACATACGCTTTGCCTTCGAGGAGGAACGCCTGGCACAAGGGCTTCCGATCAAGGGTAAGGCGTTTTTTGATGCCCTACACGAAAAATTGAAAGAAGGTGATGGATAATGGGTATCTTTTCAGGATTATTCAAATCCCGCGACAAGCCCCAAAACAGCACAGCCGGAAGTTCATATACGTTCTTCATGGGCGGTTCTACTTCAGGAAAACCCGTAAACGAGCGTTCAGCCATGCAGATGACAGCGGTTTATTCGTGTGTCCGTATTCTCGCTGAAGCGGTCGCCGGGCTTCCGCTGCATCTATACCGATACACCGAAAACGGTGGCAAAGAAAAAGCTATTGACCATCCGCTTTACCTACTGCTCCACGACGAGCCAAACCCTGAAATGTCAAGTTTTGTTTTCAGAGAAACGCTTATGACACACCTTTTGCTTTGGGGCAACGCTTACGCACAGATCATACGCAACGGTAAAAACGAGGTCATCGCTCTGTATCCCTTGATGCCGAACAAGATGGAAGTCGACCGTGACGAACACGGACAGCTTTATTACAAGTATCAACGTTCAAACGACGAAGCTCCCACGATGGAAGGCTCGTCCGTCATTCTGAAACCTTGCGACGTGCTGCACATCCCCGGTCTTGGCTTTGACGGACTCGTCGGATACAGCCCCATAGCAATGGCGAAAAACGCTATCGGTATGGCGATTGCCTGCGAGGAGTTCGGAGCCAAGTTCTTTGCGAATGGTGCTGCTCCTTCGGGTGTCCTTGAACACCCCGGCACAATCAAAGACCCAAGCCGTGTGCGTGAAGCTTGGCAGAGTCAATTCGGTGGATCTTCCAACTCCGGCAAGGTGGCTGTTTTGGAAGAAGGAATGAAGTACACGCCTATTTCCATTTCCCCCGAACAAGCACAATTCCTCGAAACGAGGAAATTTCAAATCAACGAAATTGCTCGGATTTTCAGAGTGCCTCCGCATATGGTGGGCGATCTTGAGAAGTCGAGCTTTTCAAATATAGAGCAGCAGTCCCTTGAATTTGTCAAATACACGCTTGACCCTTGGGTGATCCGTTGGGAGCAATCCATTATGCGTTCTCTTCTCACCCCGGAGGAAAAGAAAACGTACTATGCCAAATTCAACCTTGACGGCTTGCTCCGTGGAGACTACCAAAGCCGAATGAACGGTTATGCCATCGGACGGCAGAACGGTTGGATGTCCGCAAACGATATCCGTGAGCTTGAGAACCTCGACCGTATTCCCGCCGAAGAAGGCGGTGACCTCTACCTTATTAACGGCAATATGCTCCCTATGCGTGATGCGGGTGCGTTTGCAAATATTACACCCAACGATGACGGAAAGGAGGAAACACCCGATGAAGAAGTTTTGGAATTGGACGAATCAGGAGAAGACGGAGACAACTCCGGCAATGCGAACTCTGCACCTCAACGGCACCATCGCCGAGGAAAGTTGGTTTGACGATGACGTCACCCCACAGCTTTTCCGCGAGGAGCTTGAGTCCGGCAGCGGTGACATCACCATTTGGATTAACAGCCCCGGCGGTGATTGCGTTGCGGCGGCTCAAATCTACAATATGCTGATGGATTACAAAGGTTCTGTCACGGTCAAGATTGACGGCATCGCGGCTTCGGCTGCTTCCGTTATCGCTATGGCTGGCACAGAAGTCCTTATGTCCCCCGTTGGTATGCTTATGATCCACAATCCTATGACGGTTGCTATGGGCGATGCGGACGAAATGGAAAAAGCCATCGAGATGCTCGGAAGCGTAAAGGAATCTATCCTCAATGCTTACGAAATCAAGACCGGGCTTTCTCGTGCCAAGCTCGCACACCTTATGGATGCGGAAACCTGGATGGATGCCAACAAGGCTCTCGAACTCGGTTTCATTGACGGCATTCTTGCCCGTGAAAACCCGGTTCATACAGAACCCCCCGAAGCAGTATCCGTAACTCCCGAAGAAACCACACCCGCCGAGAACACAGACGTTGCTCCCAAGGCATCTATGATGTTCTCTCGCAAGGCTGAGAGGTCGCTCTTATGAACAAGATGCGCCACAAAATGATCGCCGAGGCTGCAAAAATTCAGCCTAAAGAAACCACACCCACGGGTCGCAAGGTCGATGACCTTTACGACCGACTCAATCTTTTGAAATATTAAACAGGAGGAAAACACAATGACTATTTCTGAACTTCGCACCAAGCGTGCAACCGCGTGGGAAGCAGCCAAGGCATTTCTTGACTCCCACAGAAACGACAAGGGCGTTCTCTCTGCCGAGGATGACGCTACTTATTCTCGCATGGAAAGCGAGATTACCGATCTCGGCAAGGAAATCTCCCGTATGGAGAGACTTGAGGCAATGGATAAAGAGATGTCCCGTGCCACCAGTACTCCTCTCACCGCAAAGCCCGAAGCACCCAAGGCTGACACCAAGGTCGGTCGTGCTTCCGATGCCTATAAGGATGCTTTCTGGAACCACGCAAGAAAGCGTGATTCTTATGAAATCCGCAATGCCCTCCAGGTAGGCACCGATTCCGAGGGCGGATACCTTGTTCCCGATACCTTTGAGAAAAGGCTTATCACTTCTCTTGAGGAGGAGAATGTCATCCGTAAGCACGCTCACGTTTTCGCAACTTCGAGTGGGTCTCACAAGATTCCCGTTGTGTCCACTCGCGGAACTGCTGCGTGGGTTGACGAAGAGGGACAGATTCCCGAAAGCGACGATGCATTCGGTCAGCAGCTCATCGGCGCACACAAGATTGCTACCCTTATCAAGGTTTCCGAGGAGCTTCTCAATGACTCCGCTTTCGATCTTGAGAGCTACTTTGCTACCGAGTTCGCTCGTCGTATCGGCAACCTTGAGGAGGCGGCTTTCCTGACGGGTAACGGTACTGCAAAGCCTACGGGTATTCTTGCAGACGTTGGCGGTGCTGAAATCGGTGTAACCGCAGCATCCGAAACCGCTATCACCGCTGATGAACTCATCGACCTCTTCTACTCTCTCAAGTCGCCTTACCGCAAGAAGGCAATTTGGGTGCTTAACGACAGCACCGTAAGAGCAATCCGTAAGCTCAAGGATTCCAATGGTCAGTACCTGTGGCATCCCGCACTCAACGACGGTGAATACGATACCATCCTCGGTAAGCGTATCTTCACTACTCCCTATGCTCCCGAACTCGGTGCGGGTGCTAAGTCCATCGCTTTCGGTGACTTCTCCTACTACTGGATTGGTGACCGTGCGGGCATTACTTTCAGACGCCTTAACGAGCGTTATGCAGAGACTGGGCAGGTCGGCTTCCTCGCATCCAAGCGTGTCGATGGTAAGCTCATCCTTCCCGAGGCTATCAAGGTACTTCAGCAGAAGGGTTCTGCGACCTAATCTAATGGGAGGTGACGGTGATGGAAGTTCTGCTCCTGAAGGTCAAGCAAAACCTTATTCTTGAACACTCGGCTGACGACGCTCTCTTGCAAAGCTACATCACCGCCGCCGTAGCTTACGCAGAAAGCTATCAGCATATCCCCGAAGGCACTTAT